AGGATAAGAACGTTAGTAAGAAGCTATACAACTCTATCGAAGGAGAAGTAAAAGTATTTCCTAATTCCATAGGTATGTACTTTAGTATGGAAGAGTACGGAGCGTATCAGGACTTAGGAGTTAAAGGAAAGAAGAGTGCAAGTAAAGCGCCACAATCTCCGTTTAGATTTGGAAGTGGTACAGGTAAAAAAGGTGGCTTAACGGCAGCTATGGAGAAGTGGGTTACACAAAGACGAATCCAATTCAAAGATAGAAAGAGCGGTAAGTTTATGAGTTACAAATCTACTGCGTGGTTAATGACCAGAAGTATATACTCTAAAGGAATTAAACCGAGTTTATTTTTTACTAAGCCATTTGAGGCGGCATACAAAAACCTACCAAACGAGTTAATAGATAAATACGGACTTGAAGCAAGTAAACTATTTAACGACATAATAAAACAACCTAAATAATGGCTAATATATCAGCACGTTCTCCGTTTATAGTAGAGATAAATGAAGCAGGGCAAATAGAAACGAAAATAGAATTAAGAATATGGAATGGCACAGGTTCAGCACCAGCTTCAGCAACGTATACTTTAAGTAAGCTTATACCTGCGCCAACGGTTACAAAAACAACTTACAATATTAGTCCGTACATAAAAGAATATATAACGCACGCATCGTTTGAAAACAACTATAACAATTACGGTACAACCATAAATACGGAGTGGTGCAATGTACAGGTAAAGAGATATAAGAAGCTAACTACAAGTTTTATTTTAATTGATACGGTAACGCATAAAGCATTTGATGGGTACGGATTATACACGGAGGGTTACAACCCAGATTTAGGTGTTTACTTATTAGACCAAAAAACGTATTACTATTTGTACGATTCAAACGCAGATTTAGCTACAGATACTTTAAAAAGAGCAGGTAGTTTTACTTGGTATAATTCGGGTGGAAATAAAGTAAGGCACATTGAATTAAATACAGGTACAACGATTACACAAACTTTACCAACGGCAGGAGTTATAACAACCTTTAGGGTGTATCCATTATATTATGATAACGGAAATACTATGCAGATTTTAGATGCAAGTAATAACGTATTGTGGGAAGCTACCTTTAAGCCAAAGATAGAATGTAAATATGAGCCTGTGTGCTGCGACTTTATCAATAGATACGGAGCGTGGCAAAGAGAGTTCTTCTTTAAAGCATCTAAGAGTAATATTAACGTAGAAAACACCGAGTACAATTTGCTTCAGTCCAACCTTGTTAATTATAGCGTATTGGAAGGACAAAGAAAAACGTTCAACACTAACTATTCAGAAACTATTACGGTGAATACGGATTGGGTATCTGAGGACTTCAGCGAGAATCTACGTGAGTTAATGACAAGTGAAAGAATATTGTTAGACAATAGACCTGTTAAACTAAACACCAAAAGCACGGAGTTATTTAAACAGATAAACACGAAAATGATAAACTATACTTTAGAATTTCAGTATGCAAGTGACATCATTAACAACGTAGTATAATGGAAAGAAAAGTACAGATATATATTGAAGGTGAGCGTTTAGAGTTATTCGATGACGAAAAGATTTCTATAACATCGAGCATTCAAAACGTACAGGATATTTCTAAAACATTTACTGATTTATCACAGAGTTTTACCGTACCTGCAAGTGAGCATAACAACGCTATATTTAAACACTTTTACGAGAATGCTATAGATAATAGCTACGACTATCAGGTAAGAAGGGATGCAAGGATAGAGATAGATTTAATTCCATTTAGAACGGGTAAGATACAACTCGAAAAGGCGAATGTAAAAAAGGGTTTAGCACAAAGCTATAGCATTACGTTTTACGGTGATTTAAGAACGTTACAAGATTACTTCGGGGAAGACAAGCTAAACACTTTAGATATGTCTCCCTACACACACGAATACAACGGTGCAGAAGTTCAAACACGAATAACAAGTTCTTCAAGCTATGACATACGCTATCCATTAATCTCAAGTAGTAGGGTTTGGCAGTATGGCGGTGGTGGTCAACAAGACATAAGCCAGAATAGCCACCATATGCATTACTACGAGTTGTTTCCTGCGGTAAGAATAAGCAAAGTATTTGAAGCTATAGAAACGAAATATGATATAGATTTTCAAGGATTATTCTTAAATGACAAGAGGTTTACGAATTGTTACTTATGGCTAAAGAATAAAGATACGTTTGCTTTTTACTCAGATAGGAAAGCATTGGATTTTACTGCGGTAAGCCAAGCAACAGGAGTAGGTACGGCAGCTATATTAGATAGGAATGTTTTAAAGTTTAATTACGACCCTGCAAACTCAATAGGTGGTACGGTACCCGGAATACTTAAGCAGATTCAGTTTTATGTATCTGCTTTTAAAGTAGGTGGCGCTGATGCTTTAACAAGCGATGTTTTTATAGATGTATATGAAAATGGAAACCTTATAGCTACGGTTAGTGGTGACGATGCTCAATATACAGGTATTGTAGATTGGGATGGTTCTTTAGATACTGAGTTTTCTTTTGTAGGCAGAGCGGAAGGCGATGTAATTGTCGGTCATTGGTGTGAGTTAAATTTGTTAATTAATGGTTCTTTAACAAATGCAAGTGGTAACTTTTGGGACTATGCTTATGTAACGGTTACTGATAACACATTCACAAAAGACTTAGATATTTCTGGCAATTTCCCAGATATGAAGATAAGCGATTTTGTAGCAGGTGTATTAAAACAATTCAACTTAACGTGTTATGGTTTATCTCCTACTATATTTCAGATTGAACCTTTAGAGGATTGGTATAGCAAAGGAAGAATAATAGACGTAACAAAGCATATTGATATAAATAGCATAGATTACGAGCGTGTAAAGTTGTATAAGAAGATAGGATTTAAGCATTTAAAAAGTGCTACTATTTTAAACACACAATTTGCAGCTAATAATAATCGTGAATATGGCGATTTAGAGCAAGTATATGATTACGATGGCGGTGAATATGTAATACAATTACCTTTTGAGAATCTTTGCCACCAAAAGTTTACAGGAACGGATTTACAAGTAGGCTACTCTTTAGACAAAACTTTAGCACCTATTATTCCGCAGCCTATTTTATTGTATATGAATGAGCAAAAGACGGTATCATTCTACTTTAACAATGGAACCTCTACAAATCATATAACAAGCTATATGCCTTTTGGGCAGGATTTAATTTATAACTCTTCAAAATATACCTTAAACTTTGGTCAAGATAATAGTACATTCTTTTTAGAGCCTATTGAAAGAAATATCTTTAAAGTATATTACTATAACTACTTAGCTAATTTATACTCTAAAAAGCAGAGATTAGTTTACGTCAAAGGATTATTTCCTACTCCTATTCTTACAAGTCTAAAGATGAATGATAGGATATTAATTAGGGACAAAAGGTATATCATAAACGAGATAAAAACGGAAACAACCACAGGAGATGTGGATTTAGTTTTGTTAAATGATTTTCGTTCTATAAAGGCATTAAACGCCCCTAAGACAGGAAAGGGAGTATTAACTGTAATGGTGGGTGTATTGCTACCTACTGGAGTAACTGAGGTTGCTTTAGATATGGGAACTACAGGTGTAACGGCAAGTGCTGCTACTATTACTACAGACACGGATGTTGTATTTACTTATCCTGTAGTAACTCCAAGTTATACTATTATCGCAGAAAACTCAAACGATTTAATAACGGAGTTTAACCAATACCTAAGAGGCGAAGAAGGAAACACTAACGTTTACGATATAGAATTAACTTATACAAACGAGGACGGAAGCACAGAGGTAGACATCCTAACACTAACACAAGAAGTATGATTAAGAATATTTTAGAACTGCTTAAGATAGACGATTTCTACGGAAAGACGGAGTTCATTGACATAGCAAAAGGTAAGTATAAAATACCTACAAGTGTACGTGAAGCATACAAACAAGGCAAAAGAGAGTTAAAGAGTAAAAGACGTAGGTAATGGCTGAGAAAAGAGTAATAGAAATACAAGTAAAATCTGAACAAGCTGAAAAAGCTATAAATGATTTAACAAAAAGCAACACTGATTTAGCTGCATCTTTTGAAGATGTATATGGAGAAATACAACCTCTAAGCGGTAGGATGGGTGAACTTGAAGACCGTCTATATGAATTAGCTTTAGCAGGAAAACAGAATACTCAAGAGTATAAAGATTTACAAGCTGAAATAGCAAAATTTAAAAAAGTAATAGCAGAAACTGATGCTTCTGTAGATGGTGCATCTGGCACAATGTCGCAAAAGTTAGGTGGTGCATTAGGAGGTATAACAGCAGGATTTGAACTTGCTCAAGGTGCTATGGGTGCTTTTGGCACTGAATCGGAAGAAGTACAAGCAGCACTTTTAAAAGTTCAAAGTGCTATGGCTATTAGTCAAGGTGTGCAAGGAATTAAAGAAGCTATACCAAGTTTTAAAGCATTAGGAACTGCTGCATCTGATGCTTTAAAAGGAATCCGTACAGGTATTGCAGCTACAGGTATCGGTTTGTTAGTTGTGGCGGTAGGTGCTTTAGTTGCTTATTGGGATGACATCAAAGAGGCTATTAGTGGAGTTAGCGCAGAGCAGGAAGCGTTAAATGCTAAATCACAAAAAGACGTAGACCTACAGAAAGAAAAGTTAGAGAGTTTAGATTCTCAAGACAATATATTAAAGCTACAAGGACTTACCGAAAAGCAAATACTTCAGCTTAAAATAAAGCAAACAGATGAAGCTATAAAGGCTTATGAAATATCTATTAAGAATCAGGAGCAAACTTTAAAAGCACAGATACAAGCTGAAAAGCGAAACAAAGAGATACTTAAAGGAATACTTCAATTTATTTTAGCACCTATAAATCTAATTTTAAAAACAGTAGATGGAATAGGTAAGTTTTTAGGTAAGGATTGGAATTTGCAAGACCAAGTAATGGATTGGACTGCTTCATTAATCTTTGACCCTAAAGAAGTGGAGCAAGAAGGAATGAAGGCTATAGCAGAATCTAAAAAGGCTTTAGCAGAATTAAAGAACCAACAAGCAGGATTTCAGCTACAAATACAGGCTATTGATAAACAAGCAGCGGATGCTCGTAGACAAGCACAAAAAGACGCAAACGACAAAAGATTAGCAGACCAGAAAGAAGCAGACGATAAAGCAAAGAAACAAGCCGAAGATTTAGAGAAATTTTATAAAGACCAACGTGATGCAGATAACGAAAGGAATGTAACGGCAACACTTGGGGAAAGACAACAAACTAAAGATAAATTAGATTTACTTTGGGAAGCTACACAAGAAGAAGCACGAATAAGAAAAGAGGCACGAGATGCAGAAGCTGCCGCAGATAAAGAAGCAAAAGACAAAGAGAAGCAAAGAGTTAAGGAATTAAACGATGCTAAAATACAAGCGGTTCAAAACACTCTAAGCACTATTGCGAATCTTGCTCAGTTATTTGCAGGTAAAAGTGAAAAGCAACAAAAGAAAGCATTTGAGATACAAAAAGCAGCGAATATAGCTAACGCTACAATAGACACTTATAAAGCTGCTCAAGGTGCTTATGCTTCATTATCAAGTATTCCTGTAGTCGGTCCTGTATTAGGTGCGGCAGCGGCAGCGGCAGCAATAGCAGCAGGATTAGTAAACGTTAAAAACATCGCTTCACAAAAGTTTGAAGCAGGAGGTTCTATTAGTGCTTCTGCTCCTGCGCCAAGTGGTGGTGGTGATGGTGGCGGTGGTACTGTTATCACTCCTAACTTTAACATAGTAGGAAATGCACAAGCTACAAATCCACTAGCAGGATTAGGAGAAGGATTAATTCAAGCCTATGTAGTAAGTGGAGATGTAACGACGGCTCAGTCTTTAGATAGGAATAGAGTAAATAACGCAACGTTTGGATAATTATAAAGTTATTAGGATATGAATAAGATAATAGAATTAGTGATAGACGAGAACGATGAGATGAGCGGAATAGATGCCGTTTCAGTTGTTAGTTCTCCTGCGATAGAGGAAAACTTTATTGCGTTACATAAACACGAAGTAGAGTTGAAAGAAATAGATACTGAGAAGCGTATCTTAATGGGTGCTGCTTTAGTTCCTAATAAACAAATCTACAGACGTAACGACAAGAACGAAGAGTATCATATCTATTTCAGCAAGGACACGGTTAGAAAAGCATCTGAGTTATTCTTAATGAGAGCAAACCAAAATAACGCTACATACGAACACGATAAAAAATTAAGTGGAATGAGTGTGGTAGAATCGTGGATTATCGAAGATGAGAAAAAAGATAAATCTGCCAAATACGGATTCAGTCTACCGGTAGGAACTTGGATGATTTCTATGAAGGTAAACAATGACGAGGTATGGAAAGACGTAAAAGAAGGTAAGGTAAAAGGATTTTCTATAGAAGGTTACTTTGCAGACAAATACGAAATGAGCCTTAAACCTGCAGTTACTGAGCCAGAAACAGAAGAGGAATTAATTGAGAAGTTAAAAGCACTTATATTAAAAGCTGAACAAGAGGAATTAGAAGAGGGAGTAGAGCATTACACAAAAGACGGAAAGGTATATATAGGTGCAACGCATAAAGACGCTTCAGGTAGATTAATGACTGGAGCGGTACATACAGAAGATAGCGAGTATTTATATCATAAAGACGAACTACCCTTACAACTTGAAAGCTACACAGACTATCCAAAAGCAGCTAAAGAAAACGCTAAGATAGCTTTAAGATATGCAGAAGAAAATGGATGGGGAGATTGCGGAACACCTGTAGGTAAAGCACGAGCAAATCAGTTAGCAAATGGCGAAGCTATAAGCGAAGAAACTATTGCACGAATGGCAGCATTTGAAAGGCACAGACAAAACTCACAGAAAGAGTTAGGAGATGGATGCGGTAGATTGATGTGGCAAAGTTGGGGAGGCGACGAAGGCATAGAATGGGCGCAACGTAAATTAGAACAAATCAAAAACAAATAAGATGGCAAAACAAAAAACACTAAGTAAGACAAGTCCTAAAGGCGGTAAAAGAGGATGCCTATGCGAAGACGGAACGTACAAGGCTAAATGCTGCACAGGAGAGTTGCAAAATCAAGGAGTTGGTAGTACGGTAAATCAAGTTGTAAGTAACGTTGTAAACACGAACACGGAAAGACAGATTAATTAAAAAATACAACAGAACAAAAACACGAAAGTTATTAAGTTATAAATGTTAAATATGAAAAAGAACGTAATCAATCAAATTAAAGAACTTCTTGGGATGGAAGTTAAATTGGCTACTATGAAACTTTCCGATGGAATGACTATTCTAGAAGCTGAAGTGTTTGAAGCAGGAGCAGAAGTTTTTATAGTTGCTGAAGACCAAAAAATTGCTTTGCCTGTAGGAGAGTATGAATTGGAAGATTCTAAAATGTTGGTAGTAATCGAAGAAGGTATTATTGCTGAAATTAAAGATGCAGTTGTTGAAGAGGAAATGCCGATGGAAGAGCCAGAAGCAGAAGTAGAGGTAGAAGTTGAGGCAGAAGCCGCAGCACCTAAAGACATTAAAAAGACAGTTGAATCTATCGTTAAAGAAACGTTCTTCTCAGAAATGGAAGCACTTAAAATTGAAAACGAAGAGTTGAAAGCTAAGTTAGAAATGTTTTCAAAAGTTGAGCCTACTGCAGAAGTTGCTACTGAAGAAACTACTAAAGAGAATAAGGTTGAATTAGAGGAAGTATCTCCTATCACTTTTAACCCTGAGAATGTAAATAAAGTTGAAGGATTCAAATTTGCTTCTAAAAGAGCAAGAACTACAATGGATTCTATCCTTGAAAAATTAAATAAATAAATATTAACTAATAATTTAAAAAAAAGATGGCTACTACAACATCAATTACTACAAGCTATGCCGGCGAATTTGCAGGTAAGTACATTGCTGCAGCACTTTTGTCTGCACCAACTTTAGAGCAAGGTGGTTTAACTATCCACCCAAATGTTAAGTACAAACAAGTTATCCAACGTGTTGCTACTGACGGAATCGTTAAGAACGCTACTTGTGATTTTGACGCTACTTCAACTTTAACTCTTACTGAAAGAGTATTGAATCCTGAAGAGTTCCAAGTTAACCTACAACTTTGTAAAAAAGATTTCCACCAAACTTGGCAGGCGGCTGAGATGGGTTACGGAGCATTCGATGTTCTTCCTAAATCTTTCGCTGATTTCCTTATCGCTCACGTAGCTGAGAAAGTTGCTTCTCATATGGAAGGTGTTATTTGGGAAGGTAACAACGCTTCTGCAGGTGAGTTCTCAGGTATTATGCGCCAACTTGCAGTTGATGCTTCATTGCCAGCTGCACAAGAGGTAGCAGGTACTACAGTAGATGCAGGTGACGTTATCGCTGAACTTGGTAAAATCGTAGACGCTTGTCCATCACGTTTGTACGGACAACCAGATTTGAAATTGTATCTTTCTTCTAACATCGTACGTGCTTATATCCGTGCTTTGGGTGGATTTGGTGCATCAGGTTTGGGTGCTAATGGTGTTAACGCACAAGGTACTCAGTGGTATACTAACGGTTCACTTTCATTCGATGGTATTCCAATCTTCTTGGCTTATGGTCTTGATGACAACAGAGGTCTTTTGACTCAGTCTTCTAACCTACACTTCGCTACGGGTCTTCTTTCTGACTTGAATGAAGTTAAAGTTATCGATATGGCAGACCTTGATGGTTCTCAAAATGTACGAGTAATTATGCGTTTTACTGCAGATGCTAAATATGGTTTTGCTGGAGATTGTGTTACTTACGGTGTAACTAACTCAGCTAACTAATCTTAATTAATAAAATAACGAGGGTGGTGGAATATCTACCACCCTTTTTTTATAAAATATTAACCACACTTTAACAAAGTGTTAAAATTTTAACAAATGAGCTGTGATATTGCAAACGGAAGAATAGAGCCTTGTAAAGATGCGGTAGGTGGTTTAGATGCTATCTACATTATCAATTACGGAGACTATTCTTACCCAAATGATTTAACGTATAACGTTACCAACACGGATGTTATTGATGACATTAACAACGTAACAAACGTGTATAAATTCGAACTTAAAGGAACTAACTCTTTTGAGCAAACGATAAACTCTTCAAGAGACAACGGAACTACTTTTGTGGAGCAGGTTTTAGTTGCTAACTTGAAAAAGCAAGATGTAGCTACCCATAAAATGGTTAAGTTACTTGCTTACGGAAGACCTCACATTATCGTAAGAAACAGAAACAATCAGTTCTTTCTTGCAGGTGTAGAGAGAGGAATGGATGTAACTGCAGGTACTATCTCTAACGGAACGGCGCTTGGAGATTTTTCTGGGTACACTTTGACGTTCACAGGAATGGAGAACATCCCTGCAAACTTCTTAAATTGTTCAACTGAGGTAGGGCTTAAAACGGTTCTTTCTAACGCGAACATTGTAACAGTATAGTTTTTCTTTCATAATAGTTGGATTAGGGTAGCTTCGGTTACCCTTTTCTTTTTTAAAACAATATCGAAGTGTTTAAGTTAATATAGTATGATAGTATTAAATGTATCAGCTACAAGCCAAATTATTAGCTTCATTCCACGAGAGGAAAGCTATGATACTTTGGAGTTAACTGACGAGCAAACAAATGATACGCAGGTTGTAACTATAATCGATTCTACGGTAGGTGAATATTACCACACTATAGAAGCTATATTTGATTTAGTTGAAAATCATTTCTATATGTTGGTATTAAAAAACGGGAGTGATATAGTATTTAAAGACAAGGTATTCTGTACTAATCAACCTTTGGTATCATTTAGCGTAAACAATGGTCAGTATGTAAGTTCGACCACAACAAACGACTTTATAATTTATGAGTAATCTACACATCTTAAATTTAGCAAAATACGAAGCACCTATCATTGAGGAATCAAAGAAGAATGAATGGGTAACGTATGGAGAAAATAACTCTTACTATCAGTTCTTAATTGATAGATATAAAAACTCTACTACTAATAACGCTATTATAAACAATATTAGCCGTTTGGTATATGGTAAAGGTTTAAGCGCAGTAGATGCTTCAAGAAAGCCTAACGAGTACGCTCAAATGATGTCTATGATTAACGCAGACGATATGCGGAAAGTAGTATTAGATTTTGAGATGTTAGGACAAGCAGCGTTTCAAGTACATTACTCTAAAGATAGAAGCAAAGTATTAAAGGCATATCATATTCCTGTGCATCTTTTAGCACCTGAGAAGTGCAATAAAGACGGACAAATCGAAGCCTACTACTATTCTGATAATTGGGAAGATTTAAGAAACTACGCACCTAAGAGAATTCCTGCATTTGGATTTGGTAATGAGCAAGTAGAAATAATGTTCATTCAACCTTACTCGGTAGGGATGAAGTACTTTAGCTATGTAGATTATCAAGGTGGCATCCCATACGCAGTATTAGAAGAAGAGATATCAAGTTATTTAATTTCTGAGGTGCAATCTTCTTTTAGTTCACGCACGGTAGTAAACTTCAATAATGGACAACCAACCCCAGAAGAGCAAGATATTATCTCTTCTAAGGTTATGTCTAAACTTACAGGCGCAAATGGACAGAGAGTAATCGTAGCATTTAATAACAACGCTGAAAGTAAAACTACAATAGATTCTATACCAGTAGACAATGCACCCGATTTATACAATCAGTTAAGTGAGGAATGTATGCGTAAGATTATGTTATCACATAACGTTACAAGCCCTCTACTTTTCGGTATTGCTTCAACAAATGGATTTAGTTCAAATGCGGATGAGTTACAAAATAGCTTTGTGCTATTCGATAATTTAGTTATACGACCAAAACAAGAAGTATTACTTAGTGCTATTGATAGAATCTTAGCAGTTAACGGAATCAGTCTTAACCTATTCTTTAGAACTCTTAAACCACTTGAATTTACAGATTTAGAGAATGCTCAAACTGAAGAGCAAGTAGCACAAGAAACAGGAACTCAATTAAGTTCAGAAGCTACGGATGAAGAGTTAGAAGTTCTATTAAACGACTTAGCAGGAGAAGTATTAGGAGACGAATGGGAGCGCGTTACAGAGCGTGAAGTAAAGGCAGATAATATAAGTACAGAGGAATGGGTAAATAATGCTTTAAATCCAAAGAAAAGCGTATTAGCACGTTTAGCATCTGTAATTAAATCAGAGCCAAGTAGAGAATCTAACTTAGACAAATCAGTTTATAAGGTTCGATATGAATACGCAGCACGATATAATAAAGCTAACTCACGAGAATTCTGTGTTAAAATGATGGCACGAACTGCAAACGGTGTAGTATATCGTTTAGAAGACATCGACAAAGCAAGTAGAGCAGGAGTAAATGAGCAGCTAGGACATAAAGGGCAACCTTACGACTTATTCAAATTCAAAGGTGGAGTTAATTGTTCTCACTATTGGAATGAGGTTTTATATAAACTAAAGACTAAAAAAGATGGTAAAGGATATGTAGAGGATAAATCTTTGAGTTCATCTGAAGAGGTAAACTCTATTCCTAAATCATACACCCCACGACCTATAGGAAATGCACAAAGCAAAGTAGCACCTATAGATATGCCTAACAACGGACACCACCCTAATTACGGAAAATAATGGCGGAAGCACTTTTAATATCGAGAACAGACTTAGTTAAATTTACTGCGGTAAATGTTAATGTAGATACAGATAAATTTATTCAGTTTATCAAAATAGCGCAGGATGTACACATACAAACTATGTTAGGTACAGACTTGTTGAATAGAATCAAAGATGAAATTACTTTAGCTACGTCAGGAATTCCAACGGCAATAACTGTAACAAATCAAGGAACAGGTTATACAACGGGAACAGACAGAAGTACAACAAGCGCAACGGGAACGGGTTTAAAATTAAATATTACTGCGGCGGCAGGGTTAATTACAAACGCTACAATAAACACGGCAGGAACGGGTTATAAAGTTGGAAATACTGCATCGGTAGCAGGTGGTACAAATGGAGCAGTAACAATCAGTTCAATCTATACAATACCAAGTGCGTATAACAATCTTTTAAATGACTATATAAAGCCAATGCTCATCCATTGGAGTCTCGTTGAATATCTGCCTTTCGCAGCTTACACAATTGCTAACAAGGGAGTTTACAAGCACTCTTCGGAGAACGCTGAAAACGTAGAAAAAAACGAAGTAGATTTCTTAGTAGAAAAGCAACGACAAATAGCACAACACTATACACAAAGGTTTGTAGATTACATTAATTTTAACACGGCATCTTTCCCAGAGTATAATTCTAATTCAAACGGTGATATGTACCCACGAGGAGAGAATAACTTAAATGGGTGGTATTTATGAAGAAGTACAAGGTAAAAGAAAACAATATACAAAAGTTAAAGTTATACTTAAAGAAAGTAGAGAAAGATGGCGAACACAATAGGATGGGGGCAAGGCGTTCTTAACACGATTAGTTGGGGAGCAGATGGAAGCAGCGGTGGTTTAGAGACTACTAATTTACTTGCTGAGAATTCTGATTTTTTTGTTACAGAAGCAGAGGACTTTCTTATAGACGAGATATTATTTAATAGCGGTGGATTTGGAGCAGTCTATGACGTTTCTTATTCAGGCGAAACATTATTAGAACGATAAAAAATATAAAATGGCAGAAAAGAAAATAAGTGAACTAACGGCTAAAGGCGCAGCACTTGCGGCTACGGATTTAATGGTTATATCTGAGGTTAGCGGTGCATCGTACGTTACTAAGAGAGTTACAGGTGCAAACGTTAAGACATTTGCTCAGAGTGGTTTACCTACTGAGGTGCAAGTGGCTGCATCAGATGAGACAACTGCACTAACTACTGGTACTGCTAAGGTTACTTTTAGAATGCCTTATGCAATGACAGTTACTGCGGTTCGTGCATCACTTTCAACTGCTCAAGCATCAGGTAGTATATTCACGGTTGACATCAATGAAGGTGGGACAAGTATCCTATCAACAAAGCTGACAATTGACAACACTGAAAAGACATCTACAACTGCGGCAACACCAGCGGTTATTTCTGACACTGCACTAGCAGATGATGCTGAGATAACTATTGACATCGACCAAATTGGTGATGGAACTGCGAAAGGTTTGAAAGTTACTATCATAGGAACAAGAGCATGATAATCAATCCATATTTAGTGCAGCCAAGTGCACCAGCTACTCCATTAACAACTGCGTGGATAACTGCTACTGGAGAAACTGATGCAACTATTATAAGCGCATTGACTACACTTGAGAGTGATATGGCAACCTATGGACTAACTTCTAAGATGAAGGCTTTATATCCAATGGTGGGTGGTACTGCGGCAAAACATAAATTTAATTTTATGGATGCCCGTGATTTAGATGCTGCTTATAGATTGGTTTTTAATGGTGGATGGACACATTCTAGTACGGGTGCTTTACCGAATGGTACAAATGCTTATGCAGATACTAAATTAAATACAAGTACAGTTTTATCTATATCAAGTGCGCACATTTCACACTATGCAAGAACTACACCTAATGGTGGTGTATTAATGGCTAATGATAGTTTAGATTGTATTTTGCAATTATCAGGTGGACAATTATATGGTTCATTAGCAGCTGCTTTTAGTCAAACTGCGCAAGCAGCTAATGCAGCATTCTATATGGTCAATAGACCAAATGGAACAAATCAAAAACTAATTAGAAATTCAACTATATTATTAAATGACTCTAAAACATCTACAAGTTTTTCAAATAAAAATATATTTTTAGGTGCATACAACGCAGGCCCAGCATTCCCTTCTAACGCTGAAGTAGCATTTTCATCAATAGGAGATGGACTTACAGACACCGAAGCAGCTAACTTCTACACAGCAGTACAAGCGTTTCAAACTACATTATCAAGACAAGTATAATGAAACTAACAGACATAACACAAGCAGAATATCCTAACTATGTAGGACTGCTTACAGAGGTACAGAAAGATGAATTAGTAGGTCAGCAGTACACTGAGGATAGCTACTTCAATCCTATTCAAGATGCGGATGACAATTGGATAATCTCAACTGAGGAGATGAACTTCTGCACAAACGTAAAATTTCTATGGGTTAAGGACTTGGATTTAATTCCTTACAATCCTAAACCTACACCACCATTCCCACCAATAAATTAATTTTACAAATGGCACTAATACCTACAATAGAAGCTATAAAGAAACACGGAGTAATAGGTGTTTTAGTATTAGTAATATTCTTGATGTATAGCTTTTTTACTAAAAGATTTGAGGTTTTAGAATCTAAACTTGAAAGAGTAGAGTTAAAGCTATACGATTGTATGGAAGATAGAATACAAACAAGCAAAAGACAATTAGATAAACACGTACAATTTAGCGAATTAATGGTAGGTATTTTACCTGATAAAAAGAAATATGGAACTAAAAGAAAGATGGCTATCTAAAACTCCTAAGTTTTGGAAGAAAGTACAAAGAGTAGGTATCATTGCAGGAGCAGTAGGAGCAGCTATAATCGCAGCACCTGTAGCTTTACCGGCAGCATTAATTACGGCGAGTAGTTATTTATTAGCAATCGGTGGAGTAACTGCTACATTGTCACAACTTACTAAAGAGTAACTTACCTAATAGTAATATGCAGTTAAGTAAGCATTTAAGCAGAGCAGAATTTGAGCGTTCAGATGCTGCTACAAACTACGGAATAAACAACTCGATGAACTCTGGGCAACTTGCTAAAGCTATGGCATTGGCTATTAATTGTTTTGAGCCTATTAGAGAGCATTTAGGGAAACCGATTAGAGTGAATAGTGGTTATCGTTCTCCTGCCGTAAATAAACGCATTGGGGGGGCTTTAACATCTCAACATAGTTTAGGCGAAGCAATAGATTTAGATTTACACGATAGAGATTTATTCGAGTGGATTATAGATAACGTTGTTTTCGACCAATTAATTTACGAAGCAGGGAATGATACTGAGGCAGCTTGGTTTCACATCTCATACCGAGAAGGACACAATCGTAAGCAAGTATTACGAATGATAAAGAAAGGCGGTAAATCTACCTATATACCTTACAAACGCAAATAGAACCGAGTAACATCGGTTTTTTTATTCAAACTTATTATGAACGTAAATCAATCAATAGTTATAGACTATTTAGAAAAGCATCCTGCTATGGCAACTCAAACCTTAGCTAAATTAATTTACAACGACCATTCTTTAGACTTTAAAAATGTAGAAGCAGTAAGGAGTTGTGTTAGAATTATAAGAGGAGAACATAAACAATCAAAAGGAATTAAAGAATACAAAAGAACGGAAGAGGAAAAAAGAAAATCTAACGGATGGAAGAAACTTCCAGAATCAGACTATAAAGAACAAGAACCTTTTATAATGCCTAAAGGGAATAATAGAATCTTGATATTATCAGATATTCATTTACCTTACCACGATGTAGATGCTTTGAGTATTGCTTTAGAATGGGCATACGACCATAAGCCTAACGCTATTATATTAAATGGAGATACTATGGATATGTATCAAGCATCTCGTTTTATTAAAGATAGAAGACTTCGTGATTTAGCAGGAGAAATAGATATGACAAAAGACTTTTTAAGACAACTTAGAGATGAGTTCGATTGTCCTATATACTTCAAGATAGGAAATCACGAGGCAAGGTGGGAAAACTATTTGAAAACGGTAGCACCAGAGTTGTTAGGTATCGCAGACTTTGAGTTAAAAAGCATCCTTAGATTTGGAGAGTTAGGAGTTACTGAAATTAAAGACAAGCAAATCATTAAAGCAGGTAATCTAAACATTATGCACGGGCACGAATTTGGGCAAAGTGTATTTAGTCCTGTAAACGTAGCACGAGGATTATATGTAAGGGCAAAAGCTAACGCAATCATAGGACACCATCACGCAACGTCTGAGCATAGCGAGAAAGACTTACAAGGAAATGTAGTTACAACTTGGTCTATGGGTAGTTTATGTGGATTATCTCCGGAATATATGCCTTACAATAAATGGAATCACGGATTTGCATTTGTTACTACGTTTGACAATGGAGACTTTGAAGTAAAGAACTTGAGAATAATAAACGGTAAAGTGAGATAAATGCGTACATTAGCAGAACTTTTTTCGTAAAGTACAATCTGTTTTGTTTTAGGTAAGAAAGGGAGTTCAGAGATGTTCTCCCTTTGTTTTTTTAAAATAATTAAAATAATTTGTTTAAAAGTATTGCAGTTATAAACAATTGTATTATATTTGTCGAAACAATAATACAAAACAGATGAAAAAACAGATTAAAGAAGCCTTAGAACTTCACGCAAAAGCAAACGAATTGCTTTACTTATGCGAAGGAATGCAGAACCGAATAGATAATATGCTACGGTACAATGCAGAAATAGCCATCCCTAACAACTTTCGCGAGCATTCAGAGAATGTTATTGATACCTGCCAACGTGGATTAGGTAGATTATGGAGAAGCTACCAGATAGTGATTGATAAACTTAAAAGCCTTGATGAGATATGAAAGAAGATTTAACAAAGTACGTTGAGCAATTGGAGATTGAGCGACAAGCAAACACGGATGTTTATTCAGAAGAAACACTAAACAGATTAGATAATTTAATTAAAGAGTATCACAAACTAATATTGTCATTATGAAAACACGAAACGTATTTAAGAAAGTAACAGAGGCATTTAACCAACACGTAAAGCCTACTACATTAGAAAACGAGTTCATCCCTAACAACGGAGTAAGACACGGAGACTTAAAAAGATATTGGGACAATTATAACGCTCAATTAGTTAACAGAATCTCAGAAATAAAAAGCTATGAAAAGATTTAAGATAACATACAAGGTAAAACTAAAGAGATGGGAGGAGCGTTACTTAATTGTAAGCGCATACACTCAGTCAGATGCTAAAGATAAATTCCAATTATGGAAAGGTTTAATAACAGATATAAACGAGATATGAAAACAGCAGTAGAATGGTTGTATGAACACATTCTTTTAACACCATTAGATATTCGTTCAATAAACAAATGTTTAGAACAAGCCAAAGAAATGGAAAAAGAGCAAATGATTGAATTATGGAATACGGCAGTAACTTGTGAATCATTTGAACAATACTACAACGAAACATTTAAATCAGAATAATATGCCAGATATAGCAATGTGCAAAAATGAAACTTGCAAACTAAAAAAAGAGTGTTACCGGTATATGGCAGAGCCGTGTAAATATTGGCAAACATACGCAGATATAAAGCCTAACGAACAAGGTGAATGCGATTACTTTATCAAATATATAAAACCAAAAAAATGAATTATAACATACAATCAATTACAGACACAAAGAAATCATTCCCTAAGAATACAAGATTCGTGTTTGAGGATTTTCTAATAGCTTGTCCTTTCTCTCTAGAGTATCTTAGACAAGTATCACGCAAACGAGAAGTAATGCAATGGCGACAGTTAGGAATGGTTTGGTTAGCAATAGAAAATATGCACCTGAGCAAAGCAGGTAAGTTCTTTGATAAAGACCATAGCACAGTTATTCACGCTTTAAAAGTAGTTAGACAAGCCAATAAAGGTTATGATTATGTGCTAAAAGAAAAGATTGATAAGATAATGAACTGCATAGACTTGAGCGTACCTTACTCAAACGATTCAAGCGAGAACGAAAAGAACTCTTTAATTTATTTAGAACGATTAATTAAAAAAAAATTAGCTGCTGAAGGTATGCTATAAGTTAATAAACACTATATTTGTAAACAATTAAAAACAGATAACTATGAAAAAAGAAGAAGTGGTAGACGTTCTACCGAAAAGCGAAACTATCTACACTAAGCTATGGAAAGCGAAGCAAGAGATAGGCAAAGTTACTAAAGGTTCTAACAATCCTTTCTTTAATAAAAAATACGCTGATTTAAACGCTATTTTAGAAGCTACCGAACCAATCCTATTAAAACACGGTTTAATACTCTTACAACCCATCTTAGACGGCAAGGTATGCACTCAGATAATAGACATAGAAAACGGAGATAAGATAGAAAGCAGTTTAGTTCTTCCAATGATTACCGACCCACAGAAATTAATTGCTTCGATTACTTACTACCGAAGAGGAAGTTTACAAACACTTTTAAGTTTACAGGCGGTGGATGACGATGGAAACACGGCACGAGAAGCAGTAAGTAAGTTATTTCCTCAGGAACGTTTTGAATCTGGACTTGCTAAAGTATCAAACGGAGAATTAACTACTGAGCAATTTAAAAATGCTTTGAAAGGATATGAATTAACTGAGTTACAAACAAAAGCAATGTTATTGTTATGAGTAAGAATATAAGAATTACACGAGATAAGCAACCTAAAAGAAATAGCGAAGAAACTATTAAAGTTAAATTGATTAATAAAGCAATTAGAGATATGATTAGAAACGGACATATAACTAAAGAATTTGCTGAAGAGAATAGAAAAGAATTAGTTGAACAAGCATTAAGAAAGTTAGTATGAAAATTAGATGTAGCGCAATAGGTAAGATAATGACTTCTCCCAGAACAAAGGGAGAGGTTCTATCTGAAACGGCAAAGACTTATATTCAAGATTACTTTAAAGAAAAGGAATTAGGAATAGCTAAAGAGTTTTGGAGTAGATACACAGATAAAGGTTTACAGATGGAAGATGAGGCAATAGAGTTTGCAGGTCAAGTCTTAGGATGGGAGTTTGTGGTTAAAAACACGGAACGATATAATAACGAATGGCTAACAGGAGAACCCGATGTAATTACAAAAGACTTACTTGCTGATATAAAATGCTCTTGGGATGGTTCTACGTTTCCATTATTCGATACTGAGTTAAAGAATAAAGATTATTTTTGGCAGCTACAAGGTTATATGTTTCTTACCGGATTAGATAAAGCTGAATTAGTTTACTGCTTAATGAACACCCCGCATCAAATCGTAGAAGATGAGGTTCGTAGAGCGCATTGGAAAGCAGGATTAATAGATGAGGATTTAGATTTGCGTGAAGCGGTGCAATCTCAACACACGTTTGACCATATTCCTAACAACCTACGAATTAAAAGATTCATCGTAGAAAGAGACGAACAATGTATAGAACAGATTAAAGAGAAGGTAGAACTTTGTAGAAACTACTACGAACAATTAAAAAGTATATTATGAAAAAAACAGCATTAGATTATTTTGTTGAAAAATTAAATTATTTTCAATTAGACTATCCTTTATTTGCTTATAATGAAGCCAAAGAGATGGAGAAAGAGCAAATAACTGATGCTTATGATGAAGCAAAGGTTGAAGGAATGTGTTTGGCTACAAACTCAGAATATAAACATTTACAGGGATTTGAATACTACAATGAAACATTTAAAGAAAAAAAAATAAAAGACACAATAGTAGAATCCGTTTTAAGCGCATTTAGAGAACGCTCAGAGCGTGGAATAGATAAATACGGAGTAACACTTAACAGAACAGATTTAAGTACGTTAGAATGGCTAAAACATCTTCAAGAGGAATTGATGGATGCAACGCTTTATATTGAAAGACTAAAACAAGAATTTAATAATTTAAAATAATTTTGTATATTTGTAAACGTGGATAGAACGGAAGTAATTAGCCGTTTGAAAAGTGAAGCAGTTACACCTTCCACGTTTCTTTTTAACTGCATTAATTTAACTGCAAGAAAATGACAAGAGAAGAGAAATGCAAATTAGCTATTGAAAGAGGTTATACTTATGATTCTGAAACAGGATATATATATAATAGATATAATAGAATAAGTAAATCAATAAATAGCAATGGTTATATTAAAATGTGTTTGACTTGTGAAGAAAAAAAATATCAATTAGCAGCACATCATTTTGCTTGGTTCTGCATAAATAACAACTGTGAATTTGAGCAATTAGACCATATTAATGGAGTTCGTAATGATAACAGAATTAGTAATTTAAGAAATGTAAATAATCAAAAAAATCAATGGAATCAAAAAAAAGCAAAAGGATATTCATATCATAAAAAATCAAAAAAATGGATGGCTTGTATAAGATTAAATTATAAACTAATTCATTTAGGTTCATTTAGTACAGAACAAGAAGCACGAAACGCATATGTAAATGCAAAAGAAAAATATCATATAATTTAAATAAAAGTAAAATGGAGTATAATAACAACAACACGGCAATTATTTTTAAGAATAACAAGAAAGAAAACGAGAAGCATCCTGACTACCGCGGGACTATTAACGTAGATGGAAGAGAATTAGAAATTAGTCTATGGATTAAAGATGGGAAAGCAGGTAAGTTCTTTTCGGGTAAGATACAAGAGCCATTTAAAAAGATGGAGAATACTTCGGACAAGATTAGAAACGAAAGTTCTGGGCTACCTTTCTAAAACAAAATACAAATAGTTTAGTTATATTTGTACAAGCGTTCATCCGACATTATAAACGCTAAAGAGTTTTTAAGCCATTTTAATGAACAAGAGGTCGGATGCTTGGGATTTAAAGTGGCTTTTTTATTTTATTTATTTTATGAAGTACGTTTTGGATTGTGTAAACGAAAGAAGTTTACAAATTGAAATTGATAGTTACGATACTATCAAAATCGGGATTGCAGATGAGAATGCAGTTAAGATTGTTTTTATTGATGAGCGTGGATTATACGAGTTAATAGGAGCATTACATCACATACAAAAACAAATCAAATCTGAGAAGTGATGGCTAAAGAATTACCGTACTATAAACACGAACCTTCTGAATGGTTAGAAGGAGAAATACAAATTTGTTCAGATGAAGCAATTGTATGTTTTATTAATTTATGTTCTGGCTATTGGTTAAAACTTGGATGCATTAGCTATGCATTTGCATTGCAAAAGTATTGCAGACGTGATGCAAATATATTGCAGGAGTTAATTGATACAGGAATGGTTGATAAAAATGAAGATAATATTTATATAAAATTCCTTGATAAACAACTATCAGAGTTTAATAATGTTAGTCAAAAACGCAGTAAAGCTGCACAAAAGAGATGGAGTGATGCAAATGCATTGCAAGTGCATAGCAAAAGCAATGCTATAAGAGAAGAGAAGATAAGAGAAAAGAATATGTTTATAGCACCTACATTTTTACAAGTTGCTGAATATTGCAATGAAAGAAAGAATAACGTAGATGTAAATAAATTTATAGACTTTTACGATTCAAAAGGTTGGATGGTAGGTAAGAATAAAATGAAAGATTGGAAAGCCTGTATTCGTACTTGGGAAAAAAGTTCGACAGAACTTACTAAACAACCTTTAAGTATTGACCCATTAGTACAACGTGCTAAGAAATTACAAGAGCAATATGGTATTAAGTAACGGAAGCGCAAGAAAATACTTGCACGATTATAAAGAGGGAAAAATTGCACAAGGTTTAGGCATTGGATGTAAGTTAGATGAGCATTTAAGATTTAAAGTAGGTCAGTATAATGGAATTCTTGGAGGAGACAATGTCGGGAAAACTTATTTTATGACTTGGTATATGTTAGCTTTGACTACAAATCATAAATTAAAATGGGGAATATGGATGGATGAGAATTCAAAAGGACAAGTATTAAGAGATTTAATACAAATGTATTCTGGCATACCATTTAAAAATTTGTCGCACGAAGAAATTGATTTGTATAATGATTATTTAGAAGATTATTTTTTCTTTATTGACAACCGTCAACAATATAAACCAGAAGACTTATTAAAAGAATTTGAATCAATACCTGCAGATGGATATTTTATAGACCCATTTAATCAGTTAGACCACGATATGAATTATGAAAGCAACATTAAATTTATACGCAGCTTAAAAAGATGGTGCAAGATTAATAAAAAGACTGCATATCTATCAATGCATCCTGTGACTGCATCTGGAAGAAAAATAAGTGAATATCCAAAAGGTCACGAATGGGAAGGTCAACCAATGATTCCTAATAAATCAATGGCTGAAGGTGGAAAAATATTTGCTAATATGTGTGACGATTGGATTAATGTACATAGACTTACTAAATTAGAATCAATGCAATATTTTACACTTATTGATATTGATAAAATAAAGGACAAAGATACAGGCGGTACACAAACGATGAGCAATTCTCCGTTAATGTTTTACTATAATCACGGATTAGGATTTACCATTGATGCCGTTAACCCAATAATAAGAGAAGCGCAAGGATTAAAACCTTTAGAACATAATAATAACTTTGACGATAAACTCCCTTTTTAATATGAATTTATTTGATGTAATACACGCTAAGACTTCCTTAAATGCGATTATAGGAAGCATCCGACTTTCTCTACACGATTTACGAGAGAAACACGAACACAGAAAAGATTTAATAGAAACCTTAGAGAAATACGAAATATGGATGAGTGAAACACGAGATACTCTAAGTGCTATGGAAGATGAGAACAAGCAGTTAATTAAAAGACTTGCTCAGTATCATACGGAGTATTTAAAATTGAAGCGAGAAAATAATGAATTTAAAGAGTTGTTATGAAAGCTAAAAAATGCCGTGTATGTAAATCTGAGTTTACGCCTATATACACTACATCACAGAGCGTTTGCTCTCTTAAATGTGCGGTGGTTAATGCGGAGGTTAAAAAGTCTAAAGCGTGGAATGAACGTAAGAAGATACTAAAAGACGAACTAACTACTGTGCAAGATTTAATGAAAGTAGCGCAGCAAGTATTTAACAAATATATCAGGTTAAGAGATGAAGGAAATTTATGCGTGAGCTGCGGTAAAACACCTAAGAAAGGAAACGCAGGGCATTTCTATTCAGCAGGTGGACACTTCAATGTAAGGTTTGATGAGCGTAATGTACATTTACAATGTGAATACTGTAATTCGTTTTTATCTGGCAATCTTTTACCTTACCGTGAAAATCTTTTAGTTAAGTTAGGATATGAAGAGTTCGAGCGTTTAAGCAACGATGCGATGAAAACACGAAAGTTTACAAGAGAAGAATTAAAAGAGATTATAGAAACCTATAAGCAAAAGATTAAAGATGAATTTTAATAGCGATTTTAGATATGATTTAGAGATAGGGCAGATATACGAAAAGCAATTAAATGATTTGTTCGGTAAAAAGATTGAAGTAAAGCGAGACTTTAAATGCTTAGAAACAGGAAATATATTTGTAGAATACGAATCAAGAAATAAGAAGAGTGGATTAGCAAGTACAGAAGCTGAATATTGGTGCTATTGGTTAAGTGATGAGCATTGCATCTTTATAAAAACGGAACGATTAAAAGAAATGTGTAGAAAATATATAGGTACAAACAGAGATATTCTTGGTGGAGATTTAAATACGAGTAAAGGAATTTTACTTCCAACTATTGATTTATTAAAAAGTTAATTATATTTGAACCAACAAAACAGAAAAATTATGAAAGTAGAAATCCAAAACTTTACAGGAACTCAGAAAGAGTTTGAATTAGAAATCGTCTATGCACAAGGAGTGATAGAGATTTTCTCAGCTAAAGCCGAATACAGGTATAAATACAATATATACGAAGATACCCCAGAATTTATCTTTGAAAGCATTCAAGGAGCGAAATGGAACGGCATAACAGGAATTTATTTTCCTTATGTTTTCTCAGAGGAAGAATGTAACGCAATCGAAGCGCAGATGAGAGACCAAATTGATTGGGAAGAAATTATAGATGTGTTAAACAATTGGAATAATAGAGACTGATATGAAAGCAATATTAGAATTTAACCTACCTGAAGACGCACACGAATACAATCTTGTAAACAAGGCGGTAGATATGAGCGTAGTTCTTCACGAGTTCGACCAATATTTAAGAGGACGATTAAAATATGAAGACAATATAACCGATGATGCATATAATGCGTTACAGGATGCGCGTGATAAATTGTGGGAGATGGCTAAAGATGGAGGGATAGAACTATGAAAAGCACAGAACTAAAAATCTATCACGCTACAATGTTTATTATATTTAGCGTAATACTTGTTTTACTCGTTTCTAAGGCACTTTCTACTGAAAGTAATAGCAAAGTATATCCAATAGAAAGAAGCACGATTAAAACGTCTTATTTAAAGCCGTCTGATTTATCAAAAGAAAACCTATCTTTGCAGAAACAAAATTATTACGAGAGATTATGGAACGAGAAATAATATTTATATACCTTTTGATTCAAGCATTTTTTATGTTAGGACTAAGTATGTTAGCATTTAAGATGGAATATTTTAATTTAGCAGTAATATTTTTAGTAATTGGTGCTTTAAATTTGATAGCTTTGAGCATCTTTATGTATGATATATGGGTAGGAAGATAGTAAAAGACGAAATGCACAGGGCATACAGGATGAAAAGACGTACTTGTGATTGGTTTTTAAATTATATGTACGATGGTATGGCTTTTATAAGGCTAAATCCTGAAGAATGAAATATGTTTATAAGGTTATAGATTTAATTTGGGTGTATGTTATTAGCCGATTGTATAGAAACGAAGACAACTGAGAATAGTTCAGAGTGGTTAGCATCGGTAGCAAAACACCATAAGCACTTTATATCGGTGGTTAAATCATTTGGAGAAGACCGATACTCAGAAGACATAGTGCAGGAGATGTATTTAAGAATCTACAAATACACGAACCCAGAGAAGATAATAAAAGACGGACAAGTAAATCAAGGTTTTATATGGTTTGTATTACGTAATATTTATGTAGACTATTGTAAACAAAAATCTAAGATTGAAAAGGTAACTGTAAACGATGCCTTAGATATAAAGGATATTGAGGTTACCGGAATGGAGAAAGCTAAAAACGATATTGAGTTAAAGATATATATGGAGATAGATTCTTGGCATTGGTACGATACGATGTTGTTTAAGTTATATAAAGAAAACAATCATTCTATGCGTGAGTTATCTGCGTTAACTAAAATATCTGTAACGTCTATATTTCACACTATAAAGCACTGTAAGCAACGTTTGATTGAGAATGTAGGAGAAGACTATCAGGATTATTTGAATGGAGATTATGAGCGAATCTGAAAACACATACCATAGTTTGAGTGAGATTAGAAATAATTACGCTGAGTTAATTGATAAATATTATCAGTTGGTACAGAAACACGAAAAGCTACAGGAAGAATTTGACCAACTAAAAGAAAGATATATGAACTTAATAGATAACAAATGAAGACGATACGAGCGTATTTAGAAAACCAAAAGGAGTTAGCCTATGTATCATTTGCCCATAGTATGCAGGGAGAAAATGTTAACTTATTAGATGCAAAACACTTTTTAGAAAGAATAGTACATTTAGAATTAATGATTAAAGAATTAGGAAATGGAAAAGAAAAGAAGAGGTAGAAGAAAGTCTGAAGTTTTTACCGATGTGGTAGAGATAGTAAAAGACGAAGCACAAGAATTAGTAAACGAGATTAAAGAAGATGTCGCTGAAGGTTTAGGAGATACTTTAGAAAAGGTATTTAAGAAAACAGGAATCAAGAAGTTAGTAAAGTTTATAGCTGGAGAGGACTGTGGATGCGACGAGCGTAAGAAGAAGCTAAACGAACTATTTCCTTACAGAAAGATTAGCTGCCTAAATGAAGACGAATATAATGTATTAGATACTTTCTTTGGTAAGAATACTGCTGAAATAGCACCGAGCGACCAACACGAACTACTCAAAGTTTACAATAGAGTTTTAAATATAAACAGAGAGCCTACAAGCTGCTCAAGTTGTTGGAGAGATATTCTTAATCAGTTGAAGAAAGTATACAACCAATATAAAGACGAACACGATGCCAATTCCTAATCCTACATCTTCAGAAACGGAGAAAGAATTTATTAAACGATGTATGGCAGATAATACAATGGTTAGTGAATACACAGATATAGACCAAAGATTTGCCGTATGCGTTTCAAGTTTTAACGAAAACACGAACAATGTTAAAGCAGCCGAAGAAAACAAAAGTGGAAACTAACTATTACTTAGTAGTTATAAACCCAGAACTCCATAGACAAGTATGGAATAGCTTAAAACTCACTATGGCAATTGCTGAAGCTGAGTATGTGTTGTTTTATGATAACACGATTAAGACTATACATATGGAAGAGGTAAACTATGAAGAGTATAGAAGTTATAATTACTCACTGAACTAATATGAAAGTAGATAAAGTAAAAATAAGCGAGGTAAAGACGAACCCAAAGAATCCACGTCTAATTAAAGACGATAAGTTTAAAAAGTTAGTCAAATCAATACAGGAGTTTCCGCAGATGCTTGAGTTAAGACCTATCGTAGTAGATGAAAACAATATTGTTCTCGGTGGTAATATGCGTTTAAAAGCGTGTAAAGAAGCAGGATTAAAAGAAGTGTTTATTGTCAAGGCTGATAATCTAACCGAGCAACAGAAAGACGAATTCATTGTAAAAGATAACGTAGGTTTTGGAGAATGGGATTGGGATATGTTAGCTAATGAATGGGACACGGATAAATTAGAAGATTGGGGATTAGATTTACCTTTGGATTTAAGCGTTGAGGAATTAGAAGCAGAAGAAGACAACTACGAAATACCAAACGAAATTGAAACCGATATTGTATTTGGTGATTTGTTTGAGATTGGAGAGCATAGATTACTTTGTGGCGATAGTACAGATTCGGATTCAGTTGCAAAGTTAATGAATGGGCAAAAGGCTGATATGGTATTTACAAGTCCACCTTATAACGCAAATACAAAAGCAGGACAAGGAGATATATTTAATAAAAAGAAAAGTGTTAAATTGTATGATGAAGGATATTCAGATAATTTAGATAGTAATAAATATATTGATTTTGTTGTTGAAGTGTTAAATAATTGTTTTTTAAATACAAATGGATTTATTTTTTGGAATGTAAGTTATAATGCAAACAGTAGATTTGAATATATTAAACAAATATCAAATCATTTAGATTTTTTAATAGAGCAAATATGTTGGAAAAAGTCTTCAACAATCCCATTTAAAGGTTCATTAATGCGTGATTGGGAACCCATATATTTATTTAGCACTAACGGAGAAACTTTAGAATTAGAAAAAGTAGTAAGTAATCATTGGGAAATATCAAATACAGGTAGTCAGCAAGATAATCATAAAGCCTGCTTTCCTATTGAGTTGCCATTTAAAGCAATTGAATTAGTAAAAAAATCTAATTTAATATTTGAACCATTCACAGGTTCCGGCACGACTATGGTCGCATCACACCAACTTAAACGCAAATGTTACGGTATGGAATTAGACCCGAAGTATTGCCAAGTTATCATTGACCGAATGAAAAAACTTGACCCGAGTTTAGTTATTAAAAGAAATGGAGAAACAATGTAAAAACAGAGTTATGGAAGGAAGAAACGGAGGAACATTAAAACCATTTGATAAAGGCGAAAGCGGAAACCCTGCAGGAAGACCGAAAGGAAGTAAGAACCGAAGCACAATAGCTCGTCAATGGTTAGAGGTAAATCAGAACCTTAAGAACCCTTTGACTGGCGAGAATGAAACAATGTCTCAGGAAGATTTAATGACGTTAGCATTGATTAAGAAAGCAAGAGAAGGAGATGTAGCAGCGTATAAGGCTTTGATGGATTCAGGATATGGTGCGCCTGTTCAGCAGATAGAGCAGCATAATATTGAAATACCTTTATTCCCAGATGTTTCAGAGGACAACAGCAACGAATAAGGTTTTAGCATTAAAAAGACGAACTAAAATAATTCAAGGCGGGACTTCTGCTTCGAAAACGTATTCTATTTTAGCAGTATTAATAGACAAAGCATTAAAGAATACTACTGAGATAAGCATAGTAGCTGAAACAATACCACATTTAAGAAGAGGTGCATTAAAAGACTTCTTAAAGATAATGAGGTGGACTAATCGATACATAGATGCAAACTTTAATAAATCACTTTTAAGATATGAATTTGCGAATGGCAGCGTTATGGAATTCTTTTCGGCTGATGATAGTTCTAAGTTACGGGGTGCTCGTAGGGATATACTATATATTAACGAGTGTAACAATGTCACTTTTGAGGCTTACAATGAGTTATCGATTAGAACGAAGAGAGAAGTATTTTTAGACTTTAATCCTGCGAATGAGTTTTGGGTACATACGGAACTAAAAGACGAACCAGATAGCGACTTCATAATTCTAACCTACAAGGATAACGAAGCCTTAGACCAATCCATAATAGACCAAATAGAAAAGAACAAAGAGAAAGCGAAGACATCTGAGTATTGGAGAAATTGGTGGAACGTTTACGGACTTGGTTTAGTAGGTAGCTTAGAAGGAGTAGTGTTTAATAATTGGAAGATAATCGACACGATTCCGATTGAAGCACGATTAATTGGCATAGGGTTAGACTTTGGTTATTCAGTTGACCCTACTGCGATAGTGGAAATATATCAATACAACGGACAAAGAATAGTAAGGGAAAAGGTATATCGCACCGGTATGCTTAATTCTGACATAGCTAAAGAACTACAAAAAAACGTAGTAGTATATGCTGATAGTGCTGAACCTAAAAGTATAGAAGAAATACGCAGACAAGGAATAACTATTAAGGGTGTTACGAAGGGCAAGGACTCGATTAATTATGGAATAGATGTAATGCAACGCCAAGAGTATTTAGTAACGTCTGATAGCACTAATCTAATCAAAGAACTTAGAAGCTACTGCTGGGACACGGATAGAACAGGAGTAAGATTAAATAAACCTGCAGGTGGCAACGACCACATTATAGATGCGCTCAGGTATCACGAAATGGAAACTTTAGGATTAAACAATAGCTATGGGACATACGCCATCCGTTGAGGAAATGATAGCCGTAGTTCAAGACTACATATACGATAGAAAGCGTGTAAGGGTAAAAATAGTATTTGACAATCCAATGAGAATGAGAAGAGATGTAATGCTCTTAAACGAAGCCTATAGCATTGCAGTTATGTATAACAATAAGGATAAATAAAAGTTATAAAAATATGAAGTTAGAATTGCTTATACCAACATCACTAAGTGAGATTCCATTAAAGCACTACCAAGAATTCAGAAAGGTAGCTGAGAACTCAAACGATGAGGAATTTGTAGCTGAGAAAATGATTGAGTTATTTTGCGGCATAGAACTAAAGGATGTTATAAAAATCAAAGCATCTGATATTTCTGATATGGTAAGCCACTTCAATAAATTGTTTTCTGGGAAGCAAAAGTTTGAACACAGATTTAAGATAGGAGATTTAGAGTTTGGATTTGTGCCTGACTTAGAGAATATATCTTGGGGTGAGTATATCGATATAGAACGCAACCTTACAGAATGGGACACGATGCATAAAGCTATGGCCGCAATGTATAGACCGATTACAAAGCGTAAAGGAGAAAAATACGAAATAGAAGAGTACAACGGAACTGCTAACTATTCAGATGTAATGAAGTATGCACCTTTAAATGTAGTGTTTGGTGCTTCGGTTTTTTTTTGGACTTTAGGAAGCGAATTGTTGACGGCTTTGATGGACTATTTGGAGAAGGAGATGAAGGGGATGGACTTAACGACTATTCAGAACAATCTCAATTTGGAAAACAATGGGGTTGGTATCAAAGCATATATGCACTCGCTAAAGGAGACGTTACAAGATTTGACGCAGTTACCAGAGAACCATTGGTTAAATGTTTAACGCTACTAACATTTGAGAAGCAAAAGACGGAAATAGAAATTAGACAAATTAAAAAGCAACAACAAAAATGGTAGGATTCTACACGATTATAGATAAGTTAAAGACGGAGTTAAATAGTTCTCCATTTGTTAATTCAGTTACAGAGGGGAGCATCTTTAATGTTGACTTAGCTAAACAGACTATATTTCCTTTATCTCACATTATGGTTAACTCCGCATCGTTTGAGGAAAACGTGATTAGGTTTAACGTTAGCATCATTGCAATGGATATTGTAGATATATCAAAAGACGAAACTACAGATGTATTTACAGGCAACGATAACGAACAAGATGTATTGAATACTCAGTTAGCAGTTCTTCAACGAGTATATGAAGTAATGAGGCGAGGCACGTTATACACGGATTTATTTCAGATAGATGGTGTTCCTAATTGCGAACCATTCACAGAACGCTTTGAGAATCTTTTAGCAGGATGGACAATGACATTCGATGTGTTGGTTAAAAACGAAATGAGTATCTGTTAAGATGCAGAAAGACGAAGTACAAAAGGCTTTAGAACGCTTTAGAGACCACGTAGTAGCACAAGCTAAACGTAACCTTACCAACAAGGATAAGAACGTTAGTAAGAAGCTATACAACTCTATCGAAGGAGAAGTAAAAGTATTTCCTAATTCCATAGGTATGTACTTTAGTATGGAAGAGTACGGAGCGTATCAGGACTTAGGAGTTAAAGGGAAGAAGAGTGCAAGTAAAGCACCACAGTCTCCGTTTAGATTTGGAAGCGGTACAGGTAAGAA